CACAACCATAATCACTGCAGCCCAAACAAAGATGTCATAAGCAGAAATATCTGATATCATCATAAAGGTATTTAGGTTGTAGTTCATACTTTTTTACTCAATTTTTATTTTGAGTATATTTGTCTTTCAAGAGTGCGGTATCGTTTATCAGAATGCCACGCCTCATTATCAGTCTGCACTTGATAATTGCCTTCCTTTGTGGGTATTACAGTGCCTTTAATTGGGACTAAAATGGATGGCTGATAAATGTTTAATGGGGTTGCAATGGGAACTGTATTATATACCGGATTTTTAGGTTCAGCAGTTTTGCACGATGCCAATCCAATGCAACTGATGATTAAGAGAACATATTTCATTTGCTTGATGTTGATGATGTTGTAGACGGGGAATAAAATTGCCCCATTTCTTTGATGAATTTTTGTTCTGATAGAAGATATGCTGCTACTAAATCAGCTTGATCGGCAGCAGCATTTGTTCCGAGTGATCTCAGCCTTTCAATTTCATCTGCATAGGCTTTTTGTTTATCACGAGATTTAGATTGCATCTCGTAATAAAAATATTTGCTTTTCCATTCAAAGAAAAGAATTGCAAATTCGAGGACTCTTTTGATAAGGGATATCATAGTGGCTTGTCTTTGCCAGTATCCTTTGCATATCCAATATTAATAGCAACAAAATCAATCACGCGATAAATTTTGCCAAGAAATGAATCTGGATTAGGAGTTGGAATCGCTGCTGCGATTGCTGAAGCGAGAGTAACAAGCGCCGATAGAATCTTGAAATACTCGTTATTGAGAAGTGATGTAATTAGTGCTTCCATAAAATCTATTTATGGGGCGGAATCAATATTTTGTAAACTGAAAGAGCATCATTTATAGATTCCTGAATTGGCTTGAGTTCGATACCATATAATTCGGCTTTGCTTGTGCTCAGTGCGCAATTTGCTCGTGGTATTGGATCTAATTGAACATACTCTTCAAAAGACATATATTTCTTGTCATCGTTAATAATTCCTGCATTTAAAAGCAGTTGTACAAACTTTTGTGTAGTGATGAATCCTGGTTGAGTTAAATTGAATATATGCGAACCATTGGCATCTTCACATACCTCAAATGTCTTTAATGCAGCTCCTACAAACTCATCGAGGTTGGTATAAGAATTAGTGGTGTTTAAAAGTTGTGGGAATTTAATGTATTTGTCAATAATGTTTTTTTGTGACGGTATCGAAGAAAATGGCAGGCGCATTCTCCATATGTAAACACCTCCAATGTTATTTAACAATTCCTCGCCTAACGCTTTGGTTCCGCTATACCATGAACAATGCCTTTGCCGAAATGAAAAATTAGGTCGATGGAATTCACCGTATATCTTTGATGGTTGTTCACCATAAGCACACTTCTCGTCATCATAAATGCATCCTGTAGACACATGCCCGTATTTAATACCTATTGCATTGCATGTCTTAGCAATATCGAGAGGTAAGAATGCATTTGCTACTAAGCATTCGTGGTGAGTCTCGTCGTTCAATTCACATGCTGCGATATTTGGTGTTCCCGTATATGCCGAGCAGTTAATGACATATTTGATATTATTCTTTTCAGCAAAGTCGATAAACTCTATAACATTCAGAGGATGGCGAACTGAAGCCGTAATAAATTTGATCTGCATCTTTTCAAGTTTCCTAGAAAAGAATTGACCCACATATCCAGATGCGCCTAGTAGTAGAATCATACGATCTACTTAATTGTTGTTATCTATAGTGCAACTCTTTTTAGATTTTGAAGGCCAATTGATTTGATCCCATCCTTCTGAGAATTTTTTAAGATTCTCACCTTTTCGTCTTTTAGACCCCTTACCTGCTTGGTGTTGTGACTTCATAACTAATATTACTCTTTGCGTAATAAAAAGTCAATAATTCTTTGAGGCCTGTCAAATAATTTTTTGATAAGCAAAATAATACCCTCAATTATTTCAGGACTAACTACACCAACAACCCCATAGATCAGAGCTTTAGTAAAATTGGTAAAGTGTGATTGTTCGAGCATGAACCAAGCAATGATGCTAGCAATTATAGCTACAACAATTTTACGGACAAAATCCCAAATGGTATGCTTAACGTTACTATTCAATATTCTAGCAAGCATGCCTAATGCGCCTATCAGGGAAATAACCCAGCCACCTTCTAAGAATTGTTCGATAATGGATTTTTCTTTGTCCATGTTAATTATCAATACTTATTCTAATACCGATAATCTTTGGACATTGAGTAGGCTAATGATGAAAAAAATGCGGGTGTTTAATGTGGTTTACCCGCGACCACAATTGATTAATTGTTATAGATGTCGATGTATTGATCACCAAGCATAGGACCATCAATGAACATCGATGATGCTACGGCGTTCAAACGCAACGATTTATTGGCTCCGATATCATTACGATTGTGAGAGCTAATCGCGGTTGCCGCATTGAATGCATCATAATGATTGACATTGGTGTATACACGGCCTTGTGCTTTTGCCGACATGTCATCGAGATTATACCCACGATTTGAATAATCATTGATGGTTTCTTGATACCAGCTTGGCATGAATTCATCAACTTCGTCTTCAGAGAGAGTACGCGCAATACGGTTCAGTTCGAGAAAGGATGCGCGAGATTTGCGCATTCTTTCAACTCGAGGCTTAATCATCGCCGAGAATGAGGATTTGCTGGTATGATTCAGGTATTGTTTACCGGCATCCTTTGTCCGATCTGCTTGGCGGTATGCAAGATTTTCTTTTGTGGTCATGCCGTTAGCACACATCAATCGAAGGAAGTAATTGGAATATGATTGTGCATTCATTCCAATTTTGCTTGTAGTTCCAAACTTCCAAATATCACCCAATCCGCAATCTACCTCTTGTGGATTAATCGTATCCACATAGAATGACAGATCATCAGGATTGAAATAAGCACGGCTGAAATCATGCTTGGCAACATCGATTGCGTTCATAATAGAATCAATGCGATTATCGTAATTCAGCTGCACTGATTCAACGGGTGCTGTTCTGGTTACGGTAACTACTCTCGATCGATCATTTTCATTGATTGCATATCCAAATCGATGATCTGGATTAATCGTAGAAAGAGCTTCTCTTAGAGGAGCCCAGTTCTTTCCCGGTTCTTTCATGACGTCACGCGCAAGTCGATTGCGAATGCCTAGAACATCTGTAAAATCTTCAAACTGAGATCGGTCAATCTCAAATTCATTGATTCGGAGAGATTCACCAGTCAAATTGACATCCAATGCAGAGAACGCATGAATGCTGTGTTGCTTGACTTGTGATTTGATTTCATCGATTGTATTTTGCATACAACACTATCACCTCGGGTGTGAATGTGTGCAACACAATCTTGCTCACCAGATATCATTTAAAAGAACATAGGTCAATATTTGTTTCTTATAGGCATTGCCATATACACGGATTGCTTCTGCTTTGGCTGCATTGTAGAAAGCATCCCATTGTGCCGGTGGTAAAGTCTGACACCCAACTGACCCGTTATGTGTATCAAACATGTAGCATGGCCATACGCCTGGTTCTAATACGGCAATACCTTTACGCACTCTTGTACCTGGTCGATAAACAGATGGATCTGTATTAGCATTGTAAGCAGCAAAGACATTAGGGGACACAATAAAGATTGCATCATCGTAAATGCCTCTGTCGTTTGAATTTGGGTCGCCCATTGTTTGTTTGTAGTATCCTCGAATACCACATAGCCAAAGATTAGATTTAAAATCAAATGTAGTTAAGAATTTAGGAAATTGCTTTTTAATAGCAGTCAATAATTCTTTTTGAGTTAATCTTGGTCTTGATGGTGGTATGTGTGTCATATAAGGTACTTACACTCAGTGATATAAAAAATTATAAGCACATATCACTTTAGACATATACGTACCCTTTCACTTCGAATACCGCTCGTACTTGTTCTTCAGTGAATTTAACTGCATTGTTATAGCAATAAAAATTCCTACCAACATACTTTGGAGCACCTTCAAGAGAAGTGAGCTGATTGACACCGCAATGGAAATGCCCACCAACATATTCTGGTGCTCCTTCTAGTGAAGTGAGTTGATTGTGATAGCAATAGAAATTACCTTGAACCTTTACTCCTTGAAAGATATCTGGAATCTTTTTCAGATACAAATTACGCAGATAAACACTGCTCTTAATAATCTTAGACATACACCTTTCCTTTCACTTCGCATACTGCTCTTACTTGTTCTTCGGTGAATTTAACTGAATTACTAGTGCAAACAAAATCACCATCAACATGCTCTGGGGCACCATCAAGAGAAGTAAGTCGATTGCACTGGCAATAAAAAGCACCACCAACATGCTCTGGAGCACCTTCAAGAGTAGTGAGTTGATTGACGAAGCAATAGAAATCACCACCAACACGTTTCGGACCACCTTCAAGAGTAGTGAGTTGATTGTAGTGGCAATAGAAATCACCACCAATCCATTCTGGTGCTCCTTCAAGAGAAGTGAGTGGATTGCATTCGCAATAGAAACCACCACCAATCTTCTCTGGAGCACCTTGTAGAGTAGTGAGTTGATTGGAGTGGCAATAAAAATTACCATCAACATGCATTGGAGCACCTTTCAGAGAAGTGAGTTGATTGGAGGGGCAACTAAAATCACCTTGAACCTTTACTCCTTGAAAGATATCTGGAATCTTTTTGAGATATAATTCTTTCAAATTTAAAGAGCCTCTGATTACTTTCATTGATACAATATATCATTCGGTGTTAACGCCAGCAACAATTTTGTGATAAAAATAAAACAGACATCTCGCCATCTTTAAAAGAGTCAAATGAATTTGTAATTCTCTATAGGAATGCTTATTCCATAAAATCAATGAATCAGGAATTACAAATGATTTATTCTTTTGAATTCTCTCTTGGTAGTTCCAAATTAATAATTGACCGTACACCCATCTTTCTGGATGTATGTTGATTTTATCATAACGGTAATATACTTTGTTTCTTTTCGCCTTGACGAGTAATTTGCCTATTCTTTTGACATATATTCTTTTTTCTTGTTGTGTGCCATCGTTATGATAAATGTAAAGTGTTTTTACATTTTTTGAATTTCTCATTTGCCATTAAAGGTTTTGATAATATCCATGCGATCTTTGTGGCTGAACAATGAATTAAGATTGTCATATATTTCTTTTTCAGAAACCGTCAACTTACTATATTGTTGATTGTGAATTGCTTCACAAGAAGATAGAAAGATTAGCGGGAGTAGAAAAAGAAGAAGTTTCATAGAAACTACTTACCCTTTATCTTTGACATAATTCGACTGTACATTGTCCTGCAATGAGAATATTTTAGCCTGGTCTTGAGAATATTAGCAGAAGCATTCCAATTGCCCCATTTGAGCACTTTAATAGTAAAGTATCTTACACCCCATTTACGCATTGCGCTTTGTGATGGTTGATAAATATCAACGACTGGAGTACTGCCCGGCGGCTTAACTAATGCAGATCCATAATCCGTAATGACATATTTTTTATTGTCAATAAGTAAAATTGTACCTGCTGGAAATACAGACCAATCAGCAGCAGCGGATGTAGAATGAAGCGGCGTTCCTAGTGCTGTTTTCTTTTTATATTTGATGTGGTCCTTTTCTGTATGAGTATATGCCGTGGTTTTAATGCGTAGTTCAGAACTATAGACTGACGATGTAATAATCGTCAACAACAAGGCAATTAGGATTTTTTTCATACGTCATATCGGTGATCTGGGGTTGTCTCATTGAACAACCGGAAACTGCGGATAGGGGCAATATCAGTCAAGGTGACAGCCTCAACATCAATTCCCCATTGTTTGGCTTCTATGTTTACTTGTTCGGTAAGAATTGTATCTACATTGTTACTAAAACAATCTTTTGATTTTAAATCGGTAATGACTTTCTTGATGATACCTTGTGTTACATCGGCTAGAGCATCCTTCGCAGCATTGACTTTCAAAATAAAAGTCTTACCATCAGAGATACGATATTTAATTACTCCTTTGACTACGATGTTTGTCTTAGAGTGTGAAATGTAAAGGGACTGTGGTGGAAGGCTGATAGTCGATGTAACAGTGTAGTATTCAACAACCTGATCGATGATCGGGATTTTGAAATGTAGACCTGGTTCTATTGTTTTACAATATTTACCAAATCGAAGAATGACCGCCTCACTGTATGCAGGTATAATAACCGCTGGCTTGAAAATAGCCCAGAAGTTGATAATAGCATCAATGAGACGTTCAAACATATTATTTCTCAATCAATGGCTCTGCGTCAGGTACAAGAACATAACCTGCTTTGATGCTTACATATGGCTTGACTTTAAAAATACGAGTAGAGGCATCTACTGATGTTTCATATCCAACTTCGGTTTCCCCTGCATTGACTGAAACCGACGCGTTTGATTTGAGTGCGGATAGTGTTACTCCTGCATTGGTTTTGAGAACCTCGCAGCTAGTTAGACTGGCACATAGAATTAGAAGGGCAATTGCTTTCATAAATATTACTTATGGTTGCTTCACATATTTAAGATAAATGCGGGTGTGGTGCGACTCAACTGATTATTCGTTTACTACTTTACCATCTGGATTCTTAATAGAACCTCCTTTGCTTGTTTTAAAAGGAATGCGGACATGCTTGTATTCATTTTTGCCTTTGATTTGTAAAATGCCTTTTGAAACATTCCATGCAGTGTCGGTTCCGATAAATGTATTACCTTCACAATATGCAATTGTATCTTTATTCGACCAAGATGATTCATGAACTCGAACTCCTGTAATGCCGCCAAATATCATATTGTCTGCGATGACCGCACCAGCAGCTTGATTGAGCTGAACGGACTTATCACCATTACGATCATTTAGAAATTCGCAATTTGTAACTTGAAAATTTCTTGCACCTCGAGATGTCGCTACAGCATCCTCACCCACATTTAGAAAAGTAACAGAATCAATACCAGAATTAGATTCAGCAAAGGTAGCTGCGTTCTTATTGTTTCTTATAAATCCATTGCGCAGTACAAATGGCACATTTGCTCGAAATAAAGGTTCCTGGTTTTCATTCTGGCTTCCATCTCCTTTTTGTTTTGAACCATCAATAATACCTCCTTTCATATCAAAGACTAATACATCTCCTTGTATATAGACTTTACCATTTAATTGCTGCACAGCAGCATCAAGACTATCCTTTGAATTAATATTCCATGTGTTGGGTTTATATACTTTTGCTGATTTAGATGGTGTGCGGTGTTCTGGCTTCGGTAATGGGCTTGTAGTGGTGCAGCTTGTCAAAAACAAAAGAATGATAAAAGAAAACAGTTTCATATCTTTAATTATGTCAACCTACATAAAGATATAATTCATGAATATCGAGACATCTATATTTGGTATTTTCATATTGACCGTTAACAAAGGTATGGAAGTGACCAAATATCCATTGAGCTGGTTTAGTTGCTTCGTAAAGCTTACTAAGCTCCTGACGTTCCGATAACAGGTCACTGGTCAGTGTGTCGTCTTGTGCCGTATAATATTCCATATTTGTGCTTTGACCGTTATAGCCAAATTCATTCGGCTGTGTATGTGTTACAACCAGATCATATTTCTTGAAAGGAAAATCGGGCTTCCATTGAAAAGCTTCATCCGACCACCAATCTACACCTTCAATTCTTATTTTTCTATCAATCGAGGTAGCACCCCCGACCAATAGAATACTACGACCTAGAAGATTGAGTTCTGAGTAATCTGGAAGGAATGTAATTCTTTCTAGATCAAGGTATGGTGATTTCTCTTGAAAGTATGATGGATTGTCATGATTGCCACGAATTACATACAAATGGCAATTTGCATTTTGTAAATGAGCATTGAGTGCTTTTAATGATATGTGTTCGTTGGTATTAGAAAATCCTACTCCAAAGTCACCTACATGAATGATGTAAGAATTCTCAATTTGAAATCTTTTAAGCCTTTCAAGCATTTTAAAAAACTGACCGTGGATATCACCGCAAAGAATAATTTGATTCATTGTATTCATATTATTTAGACATATACCTTTCCCTTTACATTACATACCGCACGCACCTGTTCTTCAGTGAATTTAACTGCATTGTTATAGCAATGGAAATCACCACCAACATGTTCTGGAGCCCCTTCTAGTGAAGTGAGTTGATTGCTATCGCAATAGAAACCACCACCAATCTTCTCTGGAGCCCCTTCAAGAGAAGTAAGTTGATTGTCATAACAATAGAAACCACAACCAACATACTCTGGAGCCCCTTCAAGAGAAGTGAGTTGATTGTTAAAGCAATAGAAATCACCACCAACATGTTCTGGAGCCCCTTTCAGAGAAGTGAGTTGATTGCAGTAGCACCAGAAATCGCCACGCACTTCTACACCTTGAAAGATATCTGGAATCTTTTTCAGATACAAATCAAATAATTTAACACTGCCTTCAATCACTTTAAACATATACTTTCCCTTTCACATTACATACTGCACGAACTTGTTCTTCTGTAAATT